TCTGCAGCCATGCTGCTGGCGTCGGCCTGCTCCCGACGGCTGGTTACCCAGACATCCCGTATCGGCTCCATTGGCGTGATGATGAGCCATGTCAGCTATGCCGGTCATCTGGCGCAGGCCGGTGTGGATATCACGCTGATTTATGCCGGGGCGCACAAGGTGGATGGCAATCAGTTTGAAGCGTTGCCGGCAGAGGTTCGCCAGGATATGCAGCAGCGGATTGATGCGGCGCACCGGATGTTTGCCGAAAAAGTGGCGATGTATACCGGGTTGTCTGTGGATGCGGTCACGGGAACAGAGGCCGCCGTTTTTGAAGGTCAGTCCGGCATTGAGGCCGGGCTGGCGGATGAATTAATCAATGCGTCGGATGCCATCAGTGTGATGGCCACGGCGCTGAACAGTAATGTCAGAGGAGGCACTATGCCGCAATTAACTGCAACGGAAGCTGCCGCGCAGGAGAACCAGCGAGTGATGGGGATCCTGACGTGTCAGGAAGCGAAAGGACGTGAACAGCTTGCCACGATGCTGGCAGGACAACAGGGCATGAGCATTGAACAGGCCCGGGCGATTCTGGCCGCGGCGGCACCGCAGCAGCCGGTGGCATCCGCGCAGAGTGAAGCCGATCGCATTATGGCGTGTGAAGAAGCGAACGGTCGTGAACAACTGGCGGCAACGCTGGCGGCGATGCCGGAGATGACGGTGGAAAAAGCCCGCCCGATCCTGGCGGCTGCACCACTGGCGGATGCCGGGCCCTCACTTCGTGATCAGATCATGGCCCTGGATGAGGCAAAAGGGGCAGAAGCGCAGGCTGAAAAACTGGCGGCCTGCCCGGGAATGACCGTGGAGAACGCCCGGGCTGTGCTGGCTGCGGGATCAGGTAAGGCCGAACCGGTCTCTGCATCCACAACCGCCCTGTTTGAACATTTCATGGCGAATCATTCACCGGCAGCGGTGCGGGGTGGCGTGTCACAGACGTCAGCAGACGGTGATGCGGACGTGAAAATGCTCATGGCCATGCCATGAAGTCAGTGCTGACCATCAATATGAGGTTTTAACAAAATGGTGACGAAAACCATCACTGAACAGCGTGCGGAAGTACGTATTTTTGCTGGTAGTGATCCGGCTCATACCGCCACAGGCAGCAGCGGGATTTCTTCTGCAACACCGGCTCTGACGCCCCTGATGCTGGATGAAGCCACCGGGAAACTGGTGGTCTGGGATGGACAGAAAGCCGGTAGTGCGGTTGGCATACTGGTACTGCCGCTTGAAGGCACAGAGACGGTGCTGACCTATTACAAGTCGGGGACCTTTGCGACGGAGGCAATCCGCTGGCCTGACAGTGTGGATGAACACAAAAAGGCAAATGCCTTTGCCGGCACAGCCCTGAGTCACGCGGCTCTGCCGTAACACGTTATCAGGCCACCATGGTGGCCTGACTGATTTCTGAATGAAAGGAACTGATTTATGGGATTGTTTACGACCCGCCAGTTACTCGGTTATACCGAACAAAAAGTTAAATTCCGTGCGCTATTTCTGGAGCTGTTTTTCCGCCGTACGGTGAATTTCCACACCGAAGAGGTGATGCTGGACAAAATTACCGGAAAAACGCCGGTGGCGGCCTATGTCTCCCCGATCGTTGAAGGAAAAGTGCTGCGCCATCGTGGTGGTGAAACCCGCGTGTTGCGTCCGGGCTACGTCAAGCCGAAACACGAATTTAATTACCAGCAGGCGGTTGAGCGCCTTCCCGGTGAAGATCCGGCTCAGCTGAACGACCCGGCCTACCGTCGTCTGCGTATCATCACTGATAACCTCAAACAGGAAGAGCACGCTATTGTGCAGGTGGAAGAAATGCAGGCGGTGAATGCCGTGCTGTATGGCAAATATACGATGGAAGGAGACCAGTTCGAGAAAATTGAAGTCGATTTTGGCCGATCGACGAAGAATAACATCATACAAGGTAGCGGTAAGGAGTGGTCAAAACAGGATCGTGACACGTTCGACCCGACATATGATATCGACCTTTTCTGTGATCAGGCCAGTGGTCTTGTGAATATTGCCATTATGGACGGTACCGTCTGGCGTCTGCTGAATGGCTTTAAGCTTTTCCGCGAAAAAATGGATACCCGTCGCGGCTCAAATTCACAACTCGAAACGGCAGTGAAAGATCTGGGCGCAGTGGTATCCTTCAAGGGGTATTACGGCGATCTGGCCATTGTGGTAGCGAAAACGTCTTATGTGGCAGAGGACGGTACCGAAAAACGTTATCTGCCGGAGGGCACGCTGGTGCTGGGGAATACGGCAGCAGAGGGGATTCGTTGCTATGGAGCCATTAAGGATGCACAGGCGTTGTCTGAAGGAGTGGTGGCTTCTTCCCGTTACCCGAAACACTGGCTGACCGTGGGCGATCCGTCCTGTGAATTCACCATGACGCAGTCCGCGCCGCTGATGGTGCTGCCGGATCCGGATGAGTTTGTGGTGGTACAGGTGAAATAATCCGTGAGCGGGGGCGAAATGCCCCCGTGTTTTTTTCACAGGGAGCTGGATATGGCAACAAAAGAAGAAAATCAGAAACGTCTTCGTGAACTGGCTGGTCTGCTGGGGCGCGAGGCGGATATGTCGGGGAGTGCTGCGGATATCGCACAGCGTGTGGCAGAGTGGGAAGAGGAGGTTTGCGCCTCGGAAAATGAAATCGCAGATGTTGATGATACCGTTCATGAGCAGGCATGCAGGCACACCGGTGAGGATGACGTTGGTATTCTGGAACGTATCAGGCTTCTGAAGTGTTTTTACCTGTGCGGTGTTGACGATGAAACAGGTGAGCCTGTTGAGCATGTTGATGCTGGCAGAGTAATTCTGATGCCCCCCTCAGTGGCAAAAGACATGGTCAGGAGCGGAATGGCCGTTTATGCGTGATTTTGAGAATTCCTTTGATGCTGCCCTTGCCGGGGTGGACAGAACGATTGTTGAAGTGATGGGGCTCTGTGCGCAGTTCACCTCGGGGGCACAGTGTGGCAGCGAAGTTCAGGGGGTTTTTGACGATCCGGAGTCGCTGGGGTTTGCCGGTAGCGGGGTCCGTATTGAAGGAAGCAGCCCGTCATTATTTGTGCGGACGGATACGGTTCGTGCCGTGCGGCGTGGTGACACGCTGACCATTAATGGTGAGACATTCTGGGTGGATCGTGTTTCTCCGGATGACGGGGGTAGCTGTTATCTCTGGCTCAACCGTGGGCAACCACCCGCAGTTAACCGGCGACGATAAACGCAGGGTGAATTATGGCGATAAAAGGGCTTGATCAGGCGATTGACAATCTGAGCCGGGTTCGTAAAAACGCCATTCCGGCTGCTTCTGCAATGACCATTAACCGCGTGGCCACAACGGCGATTAATCAGTCTTCGTCACAGGTTGCCCGGGAAACCAGGGTGAGACGGAAACTGGTAAAGGAACGGTCCAGACTGAAACGGGCGACGGTCAGAAATCCGAATGCCAGAATTATCGTTAACCGCGGTGATCTCCCTGTGATTAAGCTGGGGATCAGAATGCTGGGGCGTCGTCCGAACAGCATACTCAAAGCCGGTCAGCATCGTTATCAGCGGGCATTTATCCAGCGATTAAATAATGGGCGCTGGCATGTTATGCAACGTCTTCCCCAGGCCAGATATAAGGAGGGCAATGACGACAAGGGAAGGAAAAAGCGTAATCGCCTTCCCATTCAGGTGGTGAAAATCCCGATGGCGGCCCCACTGAAACAGGCATTTGATGAGAATGTTGACCGTATCCGGCGTGAACGCCTGCCTAAAGAACTGGCATACGCGCTGAAACAACAACTGAGGATTGCGATAAAACGATGAAACACACTGACATTCGTGCCGCAGTGCTGGATGCACTCGAGCAGCATGAACACGGGGCGACGCTGTTTGATGGTCGCCCCGTTGTTTTTGACGAAGAGGATTTTCCTGCGATCGCGGTTTATCTGACGGATGCAGAGTATACCGGTGAAGAGCTGGATGCAGATACCTGGCGGGCCACACTGCATATTGAGGTGTTTTTACCGGCACAGGTACCGGATTCAGAGCTCGATCAGTGGATGGAAAGCCGGATTTACCCGGCGATGACCGCGATCCCGGCACTGGCAGGACTGATTACCACGATGGTTACGCAGGGCTATGAGTATCGTCGTGATGACGATATGGCGTTATGGAGTTCTGCAGATCTGACTTATTCCATTACATACGAGATGTGAGGACGATATGGCAACACCAAATCCCCTTGAGCCGGTAAAAGGTGCCGGTACCACTCTGTGGGTTTACAACGGCAAGGGTGATGCTTATGCAAACCCGTTGTCAGACGATGACTGGCAGCGACTGGCTAAGGTGAAGGATCTGACGCCGGGCGAGATGACCGCTGAGTCCTATGACGACAGCTATCTCGATGATGAAGATGCAGACTGGACCGCGACCGGGCAGGGGCAGAAATCTGCCGGAGATACCAGCTTCACGCTGGCGTGGATGCCCGGAGAGCAGGGGCAGCAGGCGCTGCTGGCGTGGTTTAATGAAGGTGATACCCGTGCCTATAAAATCCGCTTCCCGAACGGCACGGTCGATGTGTTCCGTGGCTGGGTCAGCAGTATCGGTAAGGCGGTGACGGCGAAGGAAGTGATCACCCGCACGGTGAAAGTCACCAATGTGGGACGTCCGTCGATGGCAGAAGATCGCAGCACGGTAACAGCGGCAACCGGCATGACCGTGACGCCAGCCAGCGCTTCCGTAGTGAAAGGGAAGAGCACCACGCTGACCGTGGCCTTCCAGCCGGAAGGCGCAACCGACAAGAGCTTCCGTGCGGTGTCAGCGGATAAAACAAAAGCCACCGTGTCGGTCAGTGGTATGACCATCACCGTGAATGGCGTTGCTGCAGGTAAGGTCAACATTCCGGTCGTATCCGGTAATGGTGAGTTTGCTGCGGTTGCAGAAATCACCGTCACCGCCAGTTAATCCGGAGAGTCAGAGATGTTCCTGAAAACCGAATCATTTGAACATAACGGTGTGACCGTCACGCTTTCTGAACTGTCAGCCCTGCAGCGTATTGAGCATCTCGCCCTGATGAAACGGCAGGCAGAACAGGCGGAGTCAGACAGCAATCGGAAGTTTACTGTGGAAGACGCCATCAGAACCGGCGCGTTTCTGGTGGCGATGTCCCTGTGGCATAACCATCCGCAGAAGACGCAGATGCCGTCCATGAATGAAGCCGTTAAACAGATTGAGCAGGAAGTGCTTACCACCTGGCCCACGGAGGCAATTTCTCATGCTGAAAACGTGGTGTACCGGCTGTCCGGTATGTATGAGTTTGTGGTGAATAATGCCCCTGAACAGACAGAGGACGCCGGGCCTGCAGAGCCTGTTTCTGCGGGAAAGTGTTCGACGGTGAGCTGAGTTTTGCCCTGAAACTGGCGCGTGAGATGGGGCGACCCGACTGGCGTGCCATGCTTGCCGGGATGTCATCCACGGAGTATGCCGACTGGCACCGCTTTTACAGTACCCATTATTTTCATGATGTTCTGCTGGATATGCACTTTTCCGGGCTGACGTACACCGTGCTCAGCCTGTTTTTCAGCGATCCGGATATGCATCCGCTGGATTTCAGTCTGCTTAACCGGCGCGAGGCTGACGAAGAGCCTGAAGATGATGTGCTGATGCAGAAAGCGGCAGGGCTTGCCGGAGGTGTCCGCTTTGGCCCGGACGGGAATGAAGTTATCCCCGCTTCCCCGGATGTGGCGGACATGACGGAGGATGACGTAATGCTGATGACAGTATCAGAAGGGATCGCAGGAGGAGTCCGGTATGGCTGAACCGGTAGGCGATCTGGTCGTTGATTTAAGTCTGGATGCGGCCAGATTTGACGAGCAGATGGCCAGAGTCAGGCGTCATTTTTCCGGTACGGAAACTGATGCGAAAAAAACAGCGGCAGTCGTTGAACAGTCGCTGAGCCGACAGGCGCTGGCTGCACAGAAAGCGGGGATTTCCGTCGGGCAGTATAAAGCCGCCATGCGTATGCTGCCTGCACAGTTCACCGACGTGGCCACGCAGCTTGCAGGCGGGCAAAGCCCGTGGCTGATCCTGCTGCAACAGGGTGGTCAGGTTAAGGACTCCTTCGGCGGGATGATCCCCATGTTCCGGGGGCTTGCCGGTGCGATCACCCTGCCGATGGTCGGGGCCACCTCGCTGGCGGTGGCGACCGGTGCGCTGGCGTATGCCTGGTATCAGGGTAACTCAACCCTGTCCGATTTCAACAAAACGCTGGTCCTTTCCGGTAATCAGTCGGGTCTGACGGCAGATCGTATGCTGGTCCTGTCCAGAGCCGGGCAGGCGGCAGGGCTGACGTTTAACCAGACCAGCGAGTCACTCAGTGCACTGGTTAAGGCGGGGGTAAGCGGTGAGGCTCAGATTGCGTCCATCAGCCAGAGTGTGGCGCGTTTCTCTTCTGCATCCGGTGTGGAGGTGGACAAGGTCGCTGAAGCCTTCGGGAAGCTGACCACTGACCCGACGTCGGGGCTGACGGCGATGGCGCGCCAGTTCCATAACGTGACGGCGGAGCAGATTGCGTATGTTGCTCAGTTGCAGCGTTCCGGCGATGAAGCCGGGGCATTGCAGGCGGCGAACGAAGCCGCAACGAAAGGGTTTGATGACCAGACCCGCCGCCTGAAAGAGAACATGGGCACGCTGGAGACCTGGGCAGACAGGACAGCGCGGGCATTCAAATCCATGTGGGATGCGGTGCTGGATATTGGTCGTCCTGATACCGCGCAGGAGATGCTGATTAAGGCAGAGGCTGCGTTTAAGAAAGCAGACGACATCTGGAATCTGCGCAAGGATGACTATTTTGTTAACGATGAAGCGCGGGCGCGTTACTGGGATGATCGTGAAAAGACCCGTCTTGCGCTTGAAGCCGCCCGAAAGAAGGCTGAGCAGCAGACTCAACAGGACAAAAATGCGCAGCAGCAGAGCGATACCGAAGCGTCACTGCTGAAATATACCGAAGAGGCGCAGAAGGCTTACGAACGGCTGCAGACGCCGCTGGAGAAATATACCGCCCGTCAGGAAGAACTGAACAAGGCACTGAAAGACGGGAAAATCCTGCAGGCGGATTACAACACGCTGATGGCGGCGGCGAAAAAGGATTATGAAGCGACGCTGAAAAAGCCGAAACAGTCCGGCGTGAAGGTGTCTGCGGGCGATCGTCAGGAAGACAGTGCTCATGCTGCCCTGCTGACGCTTCAGGCAGAACTCCGGACGCTGGAGAAGCATGCCGGAGCGAATGAGAAAATCAGCCAGCAGCGCCGGGATTTGTGGAAGGCGGAGAGTCAGTTCGCGGTACTGGAGGAGGCGGCGCAACGTCGCCAGCTGTCTGCACAGGAGAAATCCCTGCTGGCGCATAAAGATGAGACGCTGGAGTACAAACGCCAGCTGGCTGCACTTGGCGACAAGGTTACGTATCAGGAGCGCCTGAACGCGCTGGCGCAGCAGGCGGATAAATTCGCACAGCAGCAACGGGCAAAACGGGCCGCCATTGATGCGAAAAGCCGGGGGCTGACTGACCGGCAGGCAGAACGGGAAGCCACGGAACAGCGCCTGAAGGAACAGTATGGCGATAATCCGCTGGCGCTGAATAACATCATGTCAGAGCAGAAAAAGACCTGGGCGGCTGAAGACCAGCTTCGCGGGAACTGGATGGCAGGCCTGAAGTCCGGCTGGAGTGAGTGGGAAGAGAGCGCCACGGACAGTATGTCGCAGGTAAAAAGTGCAGCCACGCAGACCTTTGATGGTATTGCACAGAATATGGCGGCGATGCTGACCGGCAGTGAGCAGAACTGGCGCAGCTTCACCCGTTCCGTGCTGTCCATGATGACAGAAATTCTGCTTAAGCAGGCAATGGTGGGGATTGTCGGGAGTATCGGCAGCGCCATTGGCGGGGCTGTTGGTGGCGGCGCATCCGCGTCAGGCGGTACAGCCATTCAGGCCGCTGCGGCGAAATTCCATTTTGCAACCGGAGGATTTACGGGAACCGGCGGCAAATATGAGCCAGC